TCGTGTTCGTACTGTCGTTTATCCATCGCAGCCCGCTCACCGAGCCGTCCGCCCCGATATTCCCGGTCCAGCGGCCAACGTGGTTATTCGTCTGGTACGGGTCGTACATCGTCGGGCCGGTAAAGTAATAACCGGGCTTGGACCATCCCGGCCCTACGAACGACCCTGCGCCGCCGAAAAACGCATCCAGCGCCGCAGACGAGTAGGTGGGGCTAGCTACCGATCCCTCACCAGCGAGCCGAATGTCTTCCTCGGTTGGTGGCGCCATCTGAATGTCATTCACCCGAAGCGCCTGCATCAACTGCTGCGCGAACGCATCACGCGAGTCGGGTCGCTGTGCGAAAAGGTCTGCAAAAGTCGCCATCACGTCACCCCGAGATTGTCGAAGTGGTAGACGAGCGCGCTCAACTCGAAGCGCTCGCCCGCCTGGTGCTCGAGCCGCGCAGCAATGGACGGCGCCATGAGGCCCACGGGAATCGCGCCGCCCGGCCGACTGTCGTCCGGATGGTCGGTGAGCACGATCGGCCCCGCCTCGTATAGCCCGCCGCCCGAGTCCGAGCGGAACAGGTGCGTGAGACTGAAGTCCCGCGCGAGCCCCGCGATCACCGGGTCGGCGTCGCGCGTCGTTACCACGTCCATCGCGTGAATCTGCTTGAGGCTCGCGGGCGACTTGAAGTCGTAGAACGGCGACTCGACCAGCACCGTCGGCACCGTGAGCCCGGCGGTCGGCATCGACGCCGCCCACGTCTCAGGGTCGCGCGCGCCGAGCGCAGCCACCGCCGCCCCCGCGTCGTCGTCATACGGATAGTCGGCGTCGAGCGTGTAGATGTCGCCGGCATCGGATCGCAGGTACGCCGCCCCGGCGAAGTCAGCGAGCCCCGCGATCGACCACGGAAACTCGTACTCGCTCCACGCGTAGACCTTCGCCGTGCGGCTGAAGCTGTACACCAGCGCGCGCGCGCCGCGCACGAGCCAGAATTGCCCGAGCGACGGCAGGTAGCGGGCGAACAGTTGGCCGGAGCCGCTCGCCGTCATCTCCAGCGCGAGCCGATCCACCGGCACGCCCACGTCCAGATCCATCGCATTGCCGGCCTGCGAATTGAGCACGATCGAGCGCACGCCCGGCTGCGACAGGAAGAAGAAGTCCGCGCCGACGTTCGCGCCCGTGTCGCCTGCGACCTGGCCCACGGCAATGGTCTTGCTGAACCGCATCATTGCAGGGTCCGGGTCCACTTCCCACAGCTGCGCAGCGTCGCCCGTGGACACCACGAGCAAGCCGTTGAACTCGCCCAGCGCCGCGACCGCACTCAGGCTGCGCGTCTTGCGGTTCGTCGGCAAAAACCCCGCGTCAGCGGTCGCGGTCCAGTTGGCAGGATCGTCGGTCTTGCTGAACCGCACGACGCCCTCGGCATCCCCGCCGAATACCTTGGACGCGATCGGGATCGCCGTCGCCCCTTGCGGGCAGTTGTCGTCCACGATCGCCGTGTCGCCAGTGCCCGACGCATAGTGGTGGCGGATGCCCAGGTCGGTCGTCGCCACCGCGTACATGGAGCCGGCGACCAGAAACGCCGTCTCGATCGACTGGATCACGTTGCCGGGCGCCGACCCCCCGCCTGCCGCGCGCAGCCGGGTCGTGCGGTACTGGCCCGCGTCCTGCACGAAAGGGACTGCGGTCGGATGCTGCACGTCCGCGTTCCCGTCGCCCCAGAAGCCGGTGAGGTAGCCGGGCCCGGGATACAGACCCTTCACGCCCGGCCCCCACGACCATCGGTACCGCGCACCGGGGCGCTTGCGCACCGCCTTGCCCGGCGTCACGTAGGCGTTCTTGAGCCGGCGGAAGCGGTTCGCGTCCTGAATGTTCGACGGGCGCGACAGGTCGATCCCACCGTCGAACGCCGAGTAAATTATGGAGGAAATTTCATCCTCCGCTGGGATAGTCGGTCGGCGGGAAGTTGTAGACCGCATCCTCGTCGAGCATCGGCCGCACGCGCCGCGGCGACACGACCGTGGCCCGACGATGCCGGCCCTTGAGCTCCGCGAGCATCGCTTCCAGTTGCTTCGCGTACGCCGGGCCGTCCGGCTGCCGGTAGTGCATCTTGGCGTTCGTGAGCGCGTGCAGGAACAGCGGTCCGGTCGGAATCGACGCAACGTGCGCGTCCTCGGTGAACGGCAGGCACGTCCGCTGATACTCGACCCGCAGCGTCCCGTCCTGCGACGGACTTGGGTGAACCTCCATCTGCACTTTCCAGCCGCCAGCCGCCGACGCGTTCCAGCGCACGTCGTAGCGGCTGGGCGTCCCGGGCGTCGAGAAGTTGCGATGCCGAAGTTCGATCCCCTGCACCAGCGGCAGCCACGACCCGCCGTAGAGGATGGACACCGATTCGATGCGCTCGAGGTCGCAGTCCGGCGGCAGGTCGTACCAGACCGAGCCGTTGGCGACCTTGATCGTGGCCGAGGCCCGCAGGTGCTTCCAGGGGACGAGTTCGTACAGGGCTTCCTGCGCGCCCTGCAGGAACGAGTCGAGCAGCGGTTTGGCGAACGCGATTCCCGCGGCGGCGCCGATGCGAGCCTGCAACTCCGTGCGCAGGCTCTCCAGCGTTCGGAACGGGTTCGCCGAGCGGGTCATGCGTCAGCCGCGACCTTGCGGCGCTTGGGCACCCCGGCGAACGCCTGCAGGTCCTCCAGGAACCGCCGGAAGTCCGAATACGCGATGTCCACGAACCGGCGGCCGGTCTGCGCGTCCACGCCGTAGAGCCGCCCGAGCCGCTCGTACTCGATCTTCGGGTCCGCGATCGTCGCCACGTCGTCGGTGGCGCAGATCAGTTCCGTCTGCACCTTGCCCTCGCCGTGAACAGCGATGAGCACGGGAATCTCGTGCTCGCCGACGTCCACCAGCAGGGTCTCGGCCATGTCGCGCCGGATCGGGACTCGCTTCAGGGGTACTTGCAGCATCAGGCTCTCCATCGAAGGTGCGGGGCCGAAGCCCCGCGGTTGACGATCAGGTGAGCGCGAGCGACGCGTGCGCGCTGCGCATGTTGCAGGTCAGCGCGCCCTTCCACGTGAGCGCCATGTAGACCACGTAGCGGTCGTGCGGACGCGGGGGCTTGCGGCTCACCATGTCCTGGCCGGCGAGCGGGCGCAGCTTCAGGTGGCGCAGGTTCAGGATGTACCCGCGCTTGTTCCAGCTCGTGGCCGGGCTCACGATGCCGCCGAAGTCGTCGTCGAACTCCGGGCACCAGGTGAGATCCACGCCCTTGAACGCCATGCCGGTGAGGCCCGGGTCCATCTGCGTGCCGCCCTTGGTCGGCGTCTGGATGAACCGCTGGATGCCGCCCGACGCGGCGACGGTGGCCGCCTCGAACGCGTCGTAGAACGCGCCGCCGACGAAGATGTGCGTGGGCCGCCCGCCGTGACGCACACAGTTGCGCCACTCGGTCTCCATCTTCGTCAGGATGTCCGACGACGACAGGCCGGTCTCGCGGTTCGCCAGCCACCACGGGTAGGTGTACGCGTCCAGACCGCCCACCACCTCGGTACCGGCGCCGACCGGCGCGGCCGTGATCGGCACCAGGTGATCGAGGCCCGCGATCGCATCGGCCGAGCTCGACCCGTCGAAGTGCAGCGCAGCGGAGAACTTCTCCTCGAAGCCCAGCCGCAGGACTTCCGACTGCTCGGTGAGCAGGTTGGTGAGCTGGACCATCTCGGCGTCCGACGCCTTGGCCTGCCGATCATCGGTCACGATGATGCCGTTCTGGCTCAGGCGATCCTCGTCGATCATCACGCCGTCGTGCGCGCTGCGCCACGGGTACTTGACCTGCTCGATCGTGTTGCGCTCGTTGTAGGTGACGGCGCCGGCACCGCGGTACCACTGGAAGTTCGAGTCGTAGCGCGCGCGCAGCTGCTCGACGATGTACTCCTTGGCGCCGGGGAATTCGCTCTTGCGCGACTGGAGGGCTTTGAGCAGCGGGCGATCGACCGACACCTGATCGACCGGGTTGTTCTTCATGTAGAAGTCGAGGCCGACCTTCGCGGCTTCGGCCAGTTGGTTCACGGTGAACGGCATGATGGGCTCCTGTGGATGCGAACGAGTGCGGTGTTGCCGCTCCGATTCGCGGTGGCGAGCCGCAAAACAGCCGATCACGTCGGGCGGTGCCCGGGCGACGATCCCCGGATACAGTCAGTCGCCACGCTGCCAAAGGGCGATTGGCTTAATCCACAAAAGAAAACGCCCGCCGAAGCGGGCGAGGGGCGCAGCAGACAGACGGGAACCGCGCCAGGAGGAGAACTCGGTTCAGCCGTTGCCCAGCGCTGCGCTGATCGCCTCGGCCATGTTCGACGGCTCGCGCCGCCCGGCACTGGCCGCCGACGGCCGCAGCGGTTGCGCACCGGCGGCCGGCGTCGCACGGGCCGGCGCACTCGCCTTGAGCGTCTCGCCGATCAGCTTGTAGGCCGATTGCAGCGCGAACCCCCACTGCTCGGGCGGCAGCGCCTTGGCGATCTCCACGGCCTGCGTCTGCAGCATCGCCTGCTTCTTCGGCCAGTCCAGATCGGTCGCCGACCACTGGCGGACCATCTGCCCGACCTCGGCGGTTGCGCGCTGCACGCCCGCGATGTACTGCTGCTGCGTCTGCTGCTCGGCCTGGGCGGCCTGCGTGCGGCGCTGCTCGTCGGCGAGCACTTGGCGGGCCCGGAGCACCTCGCGCGCGGCCTCGGCGGTGATCTTGCCCTCCTGCACAGCCTGCGCGAGATCGGGGTGCGCGCTGAACGGGTCCGCCCCGTTCGGGTCGCGGCCCATCGCCACGCGATACTGCTGCGTGAGGTGCGCCAGCATCGGCTCGGCGGCCGTCCAGTTGCCGGACTTGATCGCCTTTGCGAAGTCGAACAGCGCGACCAGCTCCTGGTCGTTCGCTCCGCTGTCGACGATCATCCTCTGGAAGCCCTCGACAGCCTGTCGCATCTCGCCGACCTGCGCCTCGGCCTGCTCGATTCGCGCGTCGCGCTCGCGCACCATACCCACCAGCGAGCGGAATCGCTCCTGCGCGCCTTCGGACAGCCCCTCGGGCTCCTTGAACGCGTCCTCCGTGGACTTGGCGGGCTCGGCGGGCTTGGCCTCGGCGGGTTTCGCCGGATCGGCGGGCGCGGCCGGGTCGGGCTGCGCGTCTTTCGGCAGGAACCGGCCATCCGGCCCGCGCGGGCGGTCGTCGCCACCCTCGGCGGGCGCTGACGGTTCGTCGTCTTTCAGCGCCGCGCCGATCGCGTCGAGCATGGACTGCTCGGGCGCGGCGGCTTCGGGGGCGCTTCCTTCGGCGATAGGCTGCTCGACCGGCGCGGCTGCGTCGGGGGCGGCTTGCGGATCGACTTCATCGGCCATTGGCTACCTCGTTGGGTTGCAGGACTGGCGCGGAGCCTGCGCCCCGCGCCGCGCTCATCAGGCGCCGGTGACGGCCAGCCAGCCGCTCGTGTCGGTGCCCGAGCCCTTGATGTACAGCGTCGTCGCCGCGCCGCCGCCGATGGCGAGGAACAGCGTGCCGGGGGCCGCCGCGACCAGCGAGGCCGGCGTGCCCGTGCCGATCATCACCCGCGCGTGCGCCTCGGTGGACGCCGCCAGATCGGCCTCGAACGTCGCGGTGCCGGTCACGCACGTCGCCCGCACGAGGCAGCGCTTCAGGAGCACCTCGTTCTTGGTCAGCGACTGCGCCTGCGTGCCGAACGCCCAGTTCTTCCACGTCGCGCCGCCGTCGTAGCTGATTTCCAGCTTCGCGGTGCTCGAGGCGGGCGTGATGATGCGAATGGTCTCGCCGGCCTCGATCGGGTACGTCTCGGGCGAGCGAACCGTGGCGTCGAGGGCGATGGTGTACTTGGTACCGGACATGACTAGGCTCCTACGGGAAGTTCAGCGGGCAAGCCCGCAGGGGGTTGAACCGCCATTTCGGGCGGCATCTGGTCGGGCATGGCGCCCGGAATCTGTGGCATCTGGGGCTGCAACGGCGGCAGCGGCGGGAAGAACTTGCCGATGTCGATGCGCTCGTCGAACCGCTTGAGCGTCTCGCGCAGCAACTCGATCACGCCCTCGGCCTGGTCGTTCAGCCCGGCCTGACGGAACTGGATCACCTGCTGCATGAAGCTCATCAGTTGCGGCGCCAACTGCACCCACTGCTCGCGCTCCTGCATCCGGTTGGGCTTGCCAGTCGAGCCGGCGCGAATCTCGACCTTGACCAGATCGAAGATGTCGTCGCGCGGCAGCGTCGGCCACACGTAGCCCGGGCCGGCGATGCGCTCGACCATCGGCTCGGCCAGCTCCTGCAGCAGAATCTGCGCCGCGTACTCGGCCATCTCGGTGAGATACCCTTCCAGCGTGTCCTGCCGGTAGCTGGTGCGGGACTGCATGCCCTGCGCCTGGATCTCCGCTTCGGTGGCGGTCTTCGCCTTCTGGATGGACGCGCGTGAAGCGTCCGAGGCGCCCGAGGTCTGCTCGAGGTCGCGCAGGATCGGCGTCGTGTCGTAGCTCACCGGGTCGATCGGCACGGCCGGGAACGGCACGATCTCTCCCGCCAGCGGCGCCTGACTGCCGTTCGTGGTCACGCCCACCGCCTGACGGCCGCGCCGGTTCACGATCGCGTCCACGTCCTCGTCGGTGAGCGCGCCACCCTTGCGGAACGCGAACCCGGGGCGATTCTCGCGCCGCGCCTGCGCAAGCTGCGTGCGCATCGAGTTGTACTCGTCCTGCAACCCGGCCCACTGCTCGACGTCGGCCACCGGGTAGAACTGCCCATCCACCTCGTTCCAGAAGATCGCAAAGAGCGGGTAGAACCTACGGCCGTTGCGCTCCAGCCGGTACGGATCACGCGCCCACTCTTTCGCCCCGAACTCGACCGTGTAGATCGTCTGCGCGCGCCGGTCCCAAATCTCGAACACCATCACGAATTGCTGCCGATCGCGCTTCGACTGGCCCTGCTTGCCGGCCAGCGCGTCGCGCTTGTCCGCGTACTTCGCGCCCACCGGCTTTTTCCCGAAGCGGTCCTCGAAGTCCGAGCAGGTCATGACGATCCGGTGCGCGATCGCCCGGGCCTGCGGGTACTCGCTGAAGGTGGTCAGCGATTCGTCCAGGATGAGGATGTCCGCGTCCGACACGAAGTCGATCACCAGCCCCTCTTCCAACAGCACTTCGACCTGTTGCTCGAGCGCCGCGAGTTGGTCGCGCAGCTCGGCCTCTTTCGCCTCGCGGTCGGTCGCGTCCGGCGCCTGCACTTGATCGGTGAGCGACTGAATGCGCGCCAGGTTGTCCTGCGTGTCGGCGATGCGGTTCATGATGACCGGATCACGCGCATAGTCCCGCTGGTAGCTGACCTTCAGCCACGCGACGCCCGCAGTCATCGCCGAGGGAATCGCGCGCGTGATGCGGCGCTTCAACTTGCCGTCACGCACGAACAGCCGGTTCAGCACGATTTCCATCGTCGCGCAGAACGTGTCGAGCGCCTCATAGGACGAATCGACGACCTGTTCTTCCGGCGCTACGTCGATCTCGGGGTCTTTCGCGTAGTACAGCGGCACCAGCGTCTGCATGATCCCGAGGATCAGGTTCGCCCGCACTTCCTCCGGGTCGCGCACCGCCTCGTCGTCCATGTGCTGGACGCCGCGGACGTACTTTTCCAGTTCCGCAATGCGCTGGCGCCTCGGCTTGTTGTCGTCGATCGCCGACTCGATCGCCGCCTGATACCGGCGGATGAGCGCCGCGTCGCGCGGGTCAGTCTCGGGCTTGGCCTGTTCGTCGGTCATTTGTCGGCGAGCATCCGTTCGATCTTGACCCGCTGCTCACCGGACAGGCCGGCGGACTGGCTTGGCCGAACGTCCATGTCCCGATCCACCTCGGAGTCGAGCGACGCGAGCGCGAGCTTGCCGCGCTGGATCGTCGTCATGATCCCGTCGTGCGCGAGCGAATCGGCAGCAAGTGCGGAGAGCGCCGCCGGCACGATGATCGGTTGGCCGTCGAACAGGCAGCCCTCGACCGAGTACACGCGGAACCGGCGGATGTCGCCGCGCTCGTCGCGCAGGTCGTCGTATCCCTCGAACCGCGCGCGCGGCGTGTTCATGGCGATCAGTTCGCCCAGGTCGAGCGAACGGCGCGTCTCGCGCAGGCTGGCGATGAGCTTCATCGGGGGATGTGTACAACCCCCGGATTGGCTTAATCCACCATCAAGCCTTGTACCGGCTCCTCGGCCGCTCCGCCGGCGCATCGAGCACCCGGGCCGGCACGACCCCGAGCGCGGGCGGTATCGACCTCTCCTTCGGCTGCACCGGAGCCAATCCCCGGCCGAACTTCTGCATTCCGCGCGCCGCCAGCGAGAGCACGTCCACGCCATCGTCGAACGCGCCGGCCGGGAACGCAAGCAGCTGGTCCATCAACGCCGGCACCCACGGCTTGCCCTCCGGCACCGACAGCCAGCCCATCGCCACCAGCGCCTGCAGCGCCCGCGCGCGCGTGGGCTTGTCGTGGATCGACGCGAGCCACTCGAGCCAGCAGGCCACGCCGCGCTGCTGCATCCGCTTGAGCAGGAACGGCTCCACGGCCCGCCGGATCACACCCGACTCGCCGAACCAGATCGCGGGCTTCCACTTGTCGATCAGGTCGATCTGGCGCTCGATCCACACGTCCGACTGGGCCTGCTCGCGCCACCAGTCGAGCAGGTACCAGCGCGATTCGTGGTCAACGCCAATCACCCCATGCTCGGTGTAGTCGCCGCCGTCCTCGGTCACGGCGTAGTCCGACGCACCGATCACGACCATCCCGCGCGGCGCGATGCCGTAGCGGGCGATCTTCGCGGTCTCGAAGTACCCGCCGGAATCGGGCGCGGGCCGCTGCTGGTAGAGCGACGACCAGGTGCGAGGGTTGGCCCGGAAGTTCTGCCAGTGGCGCTCGTCGAACCACTCCGGCCAGAGCATTTCGCCGGGCGCGCGCCCCAGCGGGTCGTCGGCTCGTTCGGCCTGCGCCGGCAGGCACAGCACTTCCCACGTCTGCCCGTCGCGGCACTCGATCATGCCCGATCGTCCGTCGTACTTCTCGGGCAGGATGCCGCCGGCAAGGTCCGCCTCGTGCCAGCGGGTTTGCACCAGCACCACCCAGCCGCCGGGGATCAGGCGCGTCATCAGGTCGTCGTCGAATGCCTCGCGGGTCTTCTTGCGGATCACCTCCGAGTCGGCATCCTCGCGGCCCTTCACCGGGTCGTCGATCAGCAGCCCGTTGGCGCGGTTGCCCGTGATGCCCGACAGGATGCCGCCCGCCAGGTACTCGGAGCCGTTCGTCAGCGCCCATTCGTCGGCCGCGGACGTGTCGGCGGCGATGCCCGCGCCAAAGATCGCCGAGAACCCGGACTGGCGGCAGATTTGCCGAGCTCGCCTGCCGTGCCGCCGCGCCAGGTCCGATCCGTAGGACGCGAGGATGATCCGGTAGCCCGGGTGCTTGCCCATGAGCCACGTGGGCGCGACCACGCTCGTGTACGTCGATTTGGCGCTGCCCGGCGGCATGAACACCATGAGCCGGCCGTGCCTGCGGGCTGCGGTGCGCTCGATCGCCTCGAGCAGCAGCCGATGGTGCGCGGTAACGCTGGTCTCGATCGGCTGGAACAGCCATTCGTCGGGCTCGTCGCTGGCCGGCTTGCCCGGCACTTCGATCGCGTTGGCGTAGGCGACGAGGGATGCGCGGGCACGGCGGCGGCGCAGCAGTTCAGCCGCGGCCTGTGATGGCGATATGGGCGAGCTCGTCATCGGTCACGTCATGCACGCGCCGGACGTCGATCGGCCCGTTCGGTCCCTTGTGGACGATCGTGGTCGCTGCCTCGAACCCGTGCATCTTGTTCAGTTCGGCCACCGCGCGCACGCGATCGGCGTCTTTCTCGGCCCGCACCGCAACCTCGGCAAGCACCTTGACCGACTGCTCACGCGTCCACAGTGCCTTTTCGGCGATCGCGGCCTTCAACGAGGCGATTCTTGCGGCGATCTTGGGATCGGCGACCATGCGGCTGGCCTGCGGGTGCAACGCGTCCGGCGACCACTTGAGGGACTTGGGATAGGCGTGTCGGTACGCGTCCGCCTGGCTCATCCCGTCGGCGATGGCTTGGGCAAACGCTTCCTGCTGTGCGGTGAGCGCCCTCACAGCGTCACCCTCGCCCGGTAGCAGTTGACGACGTGGCGCTTGCGCCCGGAGCCGTCGATCGCGTACTCGACGGACTTGCGGTAGGCGACGACGATCTGGCGGTCGCGGCGCATTTGCGTGAGCAGCACCCAGACCAGCTCGATCGGAACTCCGGTGCGCTCGGCCAGTTCGCGCGCCGACAGGCTGCGTTTGGACAGCCACCAGAGCAGCAGTTCGCGGCGCGGGGCCGGGCGCATCATCGGCCGCGGCGCGTCGGTGCGCTCGCGGTCGGCGAGGATGGCGCAGATGCCGTTCATTGCAGGCTCGCGTACCACCCGGTGACGCAATCCATGAGCCGCTCGCCCGCCGCCTCGGGCGTCTCGAACGGACCGCCGGAGGTGATGCAGCCGTCGGGACGCTCCCAGCCGAACGCCCAGCCGCAGTCGGACTCGCGGATCACGCCACGCCCGCAGTCGCGGCCGTCGAGCTCGACGCGGAAGGGTTCGTCGGTCACGGCTCGGTTCCATGTGAAACGCTCACCCGGACCATGCCGCCGATTTCGTCGGCGACACGGATGGTCAGGTCGAAGCGCGAGTCGTTCACCCCGAGCGCCTCGGCCAGCCCGTCCAGCCCGGACTTGATCGACGCGAGCATGTTGTCGCGGTCGCGGCTGCGGCGATCCGGCGGGACGAACTCGACCACGACGTGCAGCCGGCCGTCGTGCTCGGGTCGCTTGCCGTCGCGCTTGGCGAGCCAGTAGCACGCCGAGCGGTACGCCTTGGCGGCGCGGCTCTTGGCGGCCCAGTGGACGCGCGCGTTCGGCGAGAGCTCGCGCGGCGGCCAGGGCAGGACGATCATCGCGCCCACCCCTTGCCGCCGCAGCGGTTGCGCCAGACGACCGACGCGGCTCGAGGACCGATGTCGCGCTGCGGCTCGGACGGGTGCAGGCAGCAGAGCACGGGTCCGACTCGCTTTGCGTGGCGGCAGGTGGCGCAGGTCACGCCGGTTCCTTGGCGCCGGCTGCGATCGCGGACTCCCGCGTGCCGAAGCCACTGCCGAGCCACCACTGGTCATCGGACTTCCCGCCGCCGGTTGGCGGGTCGTCGAGCCAGCCTTCGGCGTCGAGCCACGTCGCCGGATGCGGGACAAAGCGGCCGTCGTCACGGAGCCACTGAGCCGAGGTCTTGGCCCGCCCGATGCCGGCGAGAATCGCCTGCAGGAGCTGCTCGCTCGGTTTCAGCTTGGCCCACGCCTTGCGTGCAGCGCCTTTGCTCACCCGCTTCGGGTATGCCGCCCAGAACTGCTCGAAGCCGTCGCTTGTCGTGGCCCGTCCTGGTCGGTCTCGCGCATCGGCAGATGCGCAAGAGGGTTCTTCCTGCTCTTGTTCCTGTTCCTGTTCCTGTTTCTGGTTAAGGAACGGTTCTGGAACGGTTTGCGAATGGTTGGGCGTTTCCGGCTGTTCCGAAGTGGGCACTTCGCCGCAAACACGCATGAAATCTAGTTTCCACGCGCAGGCATCAGGAATCGAGTGCGCCAGTTTGGCGACCGCCTTGCGCTGGTTAGGGTTTTCTGGCGGGTTCCACTCTAAATGCTTGACGACCCATACCCATTTCGTGGTTTCGCAACGGTTAGCGAAACCCTTGTCGAACAGTTCGCGGAACCCTTCGGCAACCCTTGTCGAATCCCACTGCAAGTCCTCGCAGACGTACCCATCTGGCAGGCGGAACACTCCGGCAATCGTGCTGTGCGGGCTCGTTAGCAGGTAGAAGGCGAGCGTGCGCGCGTCCTCCGTCATGCCGCGGATCGTGTCGCTAGTCCAGAAGGACGTATGCACCTTGCCGTAGTCACGCATGGCGCGCATCCTCGACCGAAGCTTTGCGCGCGTTACACGACTCACAAAGGCATTGCAGGTTGTCGGGGTGATGCGTGCCGCCGTTCCTGCGCGAGAGGATGTGATCTGCTACCAACCGCGACGAGCTTCCACACCGGACACACTTACCACCGTCCCGACGAATCACGAACGCTCGCAGGGCGGCATGGCCCGGACACTTGCCGCATTTCAGACGGCCCTTGATCTTCGGCACCGCGCGGGAGGTTCCGTCGTGGTCGATCCAGTAATCACGCATTCCGTACGCCTTCCATCTGTTCTTCCGGCAGGTACTTGACGCACCTCCGGCGATTGCTGATGCAGTACTGCAGGCTCTTGGGCTCGAACCACAGGTACATTGCCCGGTGCTGCGCCTCGCCGTTGCGCTGCTTGAGCAGCTCGACCTTCGCATCAGGTGAGCCGTCGTCCGCCTCTGTCTCTTCGCGCAGCCGCGCCCATACCGAGAACACGTTGTCGGCCATGTTCGTGATCTTCCCGGAGCCGGAGACGTCCAGTTTTCCCGGTCCGGATTTTTCGTCGGCCGCCTTCCTGGGGTGCGCCACCACGTTGACGTGCGCGGCGAACTGCTTGGCGAAGGCCGTCACGCGCGACATGAACTGCCGCTGCGCCTCGAAGGCGCCCTTGCCTTCCTCGGGCACGTCGGCCAGCATCATCAGCGAGTCGACGACG